AAAGAAGTTAAAGAAGTTAAAGAAGTTAAAGAAGTTAAAGAAGTTAAAGAAGTTAAAGAAGTTAAAGAAGTTAAAGAAGTTAAAGAAGTTAAAGAAGTATTAGAAGTAGTTAAGGCAAAAAGAGGAAGAAAATCTAAAAAAGAGCTAATGGCTTCTTTAAATATGGAATTAATCGTTAAAGATAAAGATAAAGATAAGGATAAAAATGTATCCAATAAATCTCCAGAAAAAAATGATATTATTAGTTTAAACGTTAATGAAATTAAAACAGATTCCTATGACTCTATAATAAATACTGTTTTTCAAAATGTCTATGAAAATAACCTTGATAATACAGATGAACTTAATACAGATGAACTTAATACAGATGAACTTAATACAGATGAACTTAATACAGATGAACTTAATACAGATATAAATGAAAATATTACTAATGAAAATATTACTAATGAAAATAATATTGTTATTATTTCTAAGCCAGATTCAACTAATGAAAAACCCGCTTCAAAAAAAAGAGGGAGAAAACCAAAGGGTGGAAAAATTATTCAGCAAGTTCTAAATAATGTACCACAACAAGAAGATAAACCAAATGTTATTTTACATTTAAAATGTTCTATGAAAGATCTACAAAATACTACGCAAAATAATGGATTTATCGAATCATATAATGGTATAATTGGGAAAAACGATTTAACGTATGAAGTTATTTGTAATGAAAATGCGAACACATTTAATGAAAAAAATAATTCTACCATGTCGATTTTAGAAAGCGAATATGAAGTAGAAAATAACGATAATTCTACTTGTAAGGACTGTAACAAAGAAATATGGAAAAAATTAAAACATTTAGAACACAACTTACATATCAATAATGTTAACAATAAACGCTCTGCGTGTTTCTGGGATACGTGTGAATTTGATAATCCGCCTATATATATCCCCAAACATTTCATAAATGGAACATATCATGTGTATGGTTGTTTTTGTAGCCCTGAATGCGGTGTAGCATATTTAATGAATGAAAGTATTGACAGTTCAGCTAAATTTGAACGATATCATTTATTCAACCATATTTACGCTAAAATTTATGATTACAAGAAAAATATTAAACCAGCGCCTAATCCTTATTATATGTTGGAAAAGTATTATGGTAATTTATCTATCCAAGAATATAGATCATTATTACGTAATGAAAGATTATTTTTGATTGTTGATAAACCATTAACTAGAATTTTACCCGAATTACACGAAGATAATGATGATTTTATTTTAAATAACAAAATTATACCTTCAAATACATATCAAGTTAAGGCTAGGCTACAAAGGAAAAAACAAAATAAAACTTCTATATTAAATGAAAAGTTTGGACTAACAAATCAATCATTTTTGGAGTAAATCTTCAAGGGTGTATATTTCATTTATATTTCATTAAAAAAATGGAATATAAATTATTTTTAGATTAAAAATAAGAAGCTTAGTTAAAATTATAATACCACGATGGTGGTCCTGTTTGGCCAGATTCTAAACCATTATAATGTCTAAGTTGTCATGTTGATCCTGTTTGTATTGTTTCAGAATAATCAATTGGCGGAGGTTCTCTAATTCCTATTGCTTCATAAGTTTCTTCGTTCATTGGTTCCTCAACAATCGGTTCCTCAACATTTTCTTCTTCGTTATGTCCATTAATATAAACATTGAAATCTGACCAATTTGTTCTACACATTGGACAGCTTTTTATATGAGGGCGATGAACAAACCAATTTTTTATAGACTCTTCCATATAATTATTACTACATTGAACACAAGTCATATAGCGATCATTAATATCAAAATCACATTGTGTTATCGAACACGTTATCTTATCATTATTTGTAATTGGTCTATATATAGGAGTTATAACTGGAATTATACCTGGAATTATACCTGGAATTATACCTGGAATTATACCTGGAATTATACCTGGAGTCATTCGAATAGCTACCAAAGGCAATGCTAAACCAGTAGTTGTATTAAGAATAGTTGGTAAAGGAGTTATTAGATGATAAATCCCACTTTCATTATATTCCTTATATTCGTGAAGTATATTATATGAAGATTGACTTAATCCAGCCATACCAGACATATATCTTAACATCGTTGATCCTAATCCATAAATACATAGTTTAGATTGTGGACAATCTAATTTTATATTTAAATTGTTCGAATCAATTCTACTTAAATTTAACGCACCTTCAAACCCCGTATTTGTTCTATCTGTATACGATTTATCATAATTTAAGGGCAAATATAATAAATGTTGATTTATTTTAATACATTTTGTTCTAACTAAAAATCTATTATACAAAAATCTTGGGTTTCCGTTTAATGATAAACTAATTTCATTAATTTGGTCTACGTTTTCACTTTCAATAAAAAATCCCTTGTGTAAACTGTCGAAATTGATGTTATAATTAAATTGATTAGTATTTGTATTTAAATTTGAACAAAGTATTTCAGTTGACGCTAAGCATTGAATAATATGTTCGTGAGAACTTGTTACCATTGATTGTCTAGTACTACTGTCATAAAAAACGCCTTTTGATATTAACTTACAAGAACGAAAATTATTTTCTGTATTTGTTAATTTAAATACAGTATCGTGAAATTGTAAAACAACTAATCTAATATCATCACAAAACATTTGAAAAGGAATTGTTATATAAAATTTATTATCACATATTTCATATTCCTTTAAATTCATCATAAATCTTAAAGGGATGCTTAATATTTTTTGGCCACCTATACTCATTTCAAAACAAATTTTATGACATATGTTTTTAAAATTTACTTGGTCTAAACCCTCTGATAATTCAATTTCCAAATATTCCGGAGACTTAGTATCACAATTTCTTTGCATTATTAACTCGTTATTTATAAAATATTCTGTAAAATATTCTATCGCAAGATGTCGTTGACTTCTATTTTGAACGCCTACTGCTGCTAATTGTTGTAAAGACATAATTAGAATAGTAAATAATTGTTTAAATCTTTTATTAATATCTTTTACTAATATCTTTTACTAATATCTTTAAGTTAATTGATTCTATGTTTCTCGCGTTCGTCAGATTCATTAAAATTGTCAATAATTTGTTCCATGTTAATCGGATGTTTATCTCTATATTCTTTCATTGTAATGTCTAAATTAGTTCTTATTTGTCTGAAAATTTCTTGATTAACAGACTTGACCTTTTGTTCCGCCTTTTTTTCAGGGATACCCATATAATCTTTTAAAACTCGCATATAATCACAATTAAATAGTTTTAGTTTCTCTATAGCTTGTTCCTCTGTATAATTTGTCTGGGCCATTACTGTTTTAACATGCTTTTGTAACTCGTCATTACTAAAAAAACTTATTCCGTCTGACATATATATTTACATTAAACATTATTTAAATCATATTAAACGAATAGTGATATAAAATTAAAATATAAATTTTGTTTTGTAATTATTTTTAAAGTATATATATATATAAAATGGCGATGTCTTCGTTTAGTAGTAGTTTTGGATTAAAAAGTATACAATCATTACCAACAGTAATAATTCCAGGGGACCCAATTCCGTCATTATCTGTCACAAGCATTACTCCTCCGAGTGGTTACACTGGATGCGAATGCTTTAATATAAGTTCGGACGGGACATCCATTATATTTATTAATGGCAACCAAAACGTGTGGTTATCGTTCGATTGTGGTGTAACATGGAATGAAAAAATGAGGTTATGGGCCGGCGGAAAAAAAGCATGTATATCAAATAGTGGTAAAGATAGTATAATACTTTTAACAAATCTAACAATAGCAATATCTAATGATTGGGGTCAAAATTACAATCATGTTAATGTGGCGACAGGGGCGGCTGGGGCGACAAATTGGTATGACATTTCTATGTCTGATGATGGAAAATATATATGTTTGGCGGGGTATAATCAAAAAATATATCTACATAATAATTATGGCATAGGTAACTATGCTACTTGGAGAAAAGTGACTCAGCTGACAACCACTAATTTTTATGTATGTTCTATGAGTAAAAATGGTAAGTATATTTCAGCATCGGTAAGTTCAGCGTGGAACTCCGAATGTTGGTATTCATCCGATTATGGGGTGTTGGGGTCGTTTAAAAAAATAACTACTACTATTTACGGAGGATTTTATACACCAAGCGAGTTTACGATATTGCTTACAGCGTCTGGCGTTAGTATTTCTAAAACTATTGAAAATACAATAGCCGGATTATTTACACTTCAAAATACAACATTAATTAATTCTACAAATTCAAATAATATTGTTACAAATTTATCAGGTTCTACAATTTATTTTATTGGTTTAAATAACAAAGATATTTATATTTCAACTGATTATTTAAAAACGGCAACAATATTCACTACGATGACTACATTAACTTTAGGAATTAAATATTCTGAGAACACACAATTTATGCTGGTATGGGATGGGACATTAAAAGTATTAAAAACAACTTATGTATTATAAAGCGTTTTCTTAAAACTTATTTTATTATACATATTTACATTAAACATTATTTACATCATATTAAACGAATAGTGATATAAAATTAAAATATAAATTTTGTTTTATAATATTTTTTAAAGTATATATATAATGGCATTTTCTATGTTTAGTAGTAGTAGTAGTAGTATGTTAAGTAATAATATACTATTATCAGAACCTGCATTAACTATTACTTCTATTTTACCAACACAAACTACAATGATGTGTATTAATATAAGTTCGGACGGATCAAGCATTGTGTTTGTTAATGGTTCTAAAAACGTATTTGTGTCGACTAATTATGGTGTGTTATTTACTCAAGTAGCTGACCTTTCGACATTTGTAATACAAATTTGTATATCAAATGGCGGTAAATATATTGTTGCGCTTCAAGAATACGATGCAATTGGGTGGCGTATCGCAGTATCGCAAAGTTATGGTTACTATTGGACGATAAAATCTCTCGCGGCTGAACCGTGGGGCAATAATAATATGTGTGTATCTGCTAATGGAAAATATATATGTATGTGTAATGGGGGGATTGATGGTATATGGATAAATAATAATTACGGCAATAGTGATTATTGGGTACAAATAAATAGGGATTTTGACGCTTACATTAGCGTAACACAAACACAATTTCCATTACCCGTATCGTATGTTACTATAAGTTCATCGGGCCAATACATAGTAGCAACCGTGGATTGTGAAATGCCATCATATATATTATATTCGTCTGATTTTGGAGTATCGTTTTCCCTCATTCAAAGTAATATTAACACTTACGGCAGAACTTTGCGCATCTCAAGTACTGGAGATTTTATTATATTTGGAGGCTTTCAGGGGCCCACGTATTATTCAAAGAATATAACATCAACTAGTAAAACATTTACACAAGCGGCATCAACCGTTTCGACATTAATGAATGCAAGTTATGCTATTAACACCATGGTTTCAAACACATCTGGTTCTCGGATTTACTTTTTAAATCAAGATCAAAATAATGGCACCATTTACTTGTCGACTGATAATTTACAAAGCGCAACGATATATAATAATTTAATTGCTAATATTGATGGAGCAGGAATATTTGCTTCTTCTGACACAAAATATATGTTGATATATTTTAATGGAAATTTACAATTAATAACCGACAATACATTGACATCTCCAATGGTAACATGGCCTGCTCCAGAAATACTTCCACCGTTAACTATTACTAACATTTTACCAACACAAACTACAATGAGTTGTTTTAATATAAGCAATGATGGGTCAAGCATTATATTAGTTAATACGTCCAGCCAAGTATTTATATCGTCTAATCATGGGGAATCATTTACTCAAGTAACTAACCTTCCATCAAAACCAAACCAAATTTGTATATCAAATAACGGTACCTATATTGGTGCCCATATTGGAACTGGTTTATTTACTAGTATTGGAACTGGTAATGCTATAATAATATCAAACAATTCTGGATCCACTTGGACGACTATTACAACATTGCCATATGATATTATAAATATTAGTATGTCTAGTACTGGAAAATATATGTGCGCATCAGGAGGTGTTTTCGACAGTGTTTCTGGTGGCATTTGGGTTAGTAATGATTATGGCGATAACACAAGTTGGACAAGTGTTAATACAAATGTTGGCACTCCTAGTGAAGCAGGTGGAAGTTCTATCAGTTCCACCGGTCAATATATGATGGTATCACATACGCCAAATTCCCCGCTGCCATGTTTCTTTTACTATTCAAATGATTATGGGTCTTCATTTTCACAAATTAATATTGTAACAGGAACCCCAGCTGGCAGAAGTACATATATATCAAGCACTGGTCAATTTGCTATATTTGTGGGGGCGGGAGGTGGTTTATACAATGAATGTTGTTTTACTAATCAATCAAATCTACTTAACGGTATATGTATACCTACGACTTCAGCTATAAAGCTTACAATTAATAATGGTATTCCAAATTGTATTATTTCAAATTCATCTGGATCAAAATGTTTTTGGACTGGCTACAGTGGTCCTAATAGTAAAATTATATATGTTTCAACTGATTATTTACAAACGGCAACAACATATACTGCGATTTCTACTTCAACAGGGCGCATATGTGGTTCTGCCGACACTAAATAT